TCTTGTAATTTGCCTCTAAAATTCTTTCGGAAGTTTAAGGCTTGCAAGAACTTAGGTTGCACAGAGTATAATAAAAAACTTAGGAGATATGATGTACGGAAAAAAGATGAAGAAAAAAAAGACAAAAGCCAAGAAGAAGAGTAAAAAGGGCATGTACTAAGATGGGAAAAAAAGGTGGAATTAAAAAGAAGCTCAACATTTTTACTAGCGATATACTGCTTAAAGAATGGGCTATGGATTTATCTGATGCTTGTGGCAGCAGATTAGTAAATAAAAAACTTAATCTTAGCAAAGTAGATGCTTTGATAGAATCGTTTGTAGATGACTATAATGAAAACATGCATGCAATGATTCAACTTAAAAATAGTGAGGAAGAGTAATGGCTAAGAAACCAGCAAGAAAACCTATTAACGCGAGTACAAAGAAAACTTTACAGAATAAAGCTAGTAAATCTAAATACACATATGGACAGTTAGCTAGAGTCTACAGACGTGGACAAGGTGCTTATTTGTCATCAGGTTCTAAATCTGCATCTATGCAAGCATGGGCTATGGGTAGAGTAAATAGTTTTATTAAAGGTGGACATCCACAAGACAATGATATAAAGAAGAAAAAAAGTGCCAGCAAGAAAAAAAAGTAAACGTAAAGTACCTTACGAAAAAGGTGTACCTTCTAAGTATTTAAAGAATAAAAAGAACTCTAAATCTGAAGTAGCATCTGAGATTAAAAGAACTGCTAAACTTTATAAGGAAGGTAAACGTATTGACCTTAAAAAAGTACAGAAGTCTAGAGCAGTGAGGAAAAAGAAGTGAAAGTATATACAAAAGCAGGCAAAGAGTACAAAGGCAAACATCACAAAATGCCTAATGGACAAATTCATTCTGGTGCTAAACATAATAAAAACAGTAAACGTTTGTATAAAACAAGACCAAAGAAGAAGAAGTAATGGCTATAGTATATAGAGGCGAAAGATTCTCAGGTTACAATAAACCTAAACGTACACCAAAAGCTAGCAAGTCACATGCTGTATTAGCTAAAGAAGGCGACAAAGTCAAACTTATTAGATTTGGTCAACAAGGTGTATCTGGTGCAGGTAAAAAAACTGATGCTAAATCTAAAGCTAGAAGAAAGTCTTTTAAAGCAAGACATGCTAAGAACATCAAAAAAGGAAAAATGTCTGCAGCCTACTGGGCTGATAAAGTTAAATGGTAAATGTAGTTTGCATCTCAGAGGGTTGCAACGAAGCATTACCAGAGAACTCTACTAAATATTGTTCTAAGACGTGTTACAAAAGAGAATCACAAAGAGCTTATAGAGCTAAGAAAGATGGTAAAGAGTACGAGTTACCTGTAAAAGAATTAAATCAACCTAAGTCAGCAACAGTACGTAGAGGTAGTTTATATAAAAAGTTTATAGACCAAAGCTATGCTTTAGATGTTGTAAACGAGAATATAACTTCTAAAGAAGCAGCAGAAGCACTTGGTTGTTCTACTGCACAGATTTCTAGAATGTTGGCTGCATATAGAGAAGATATACAAACACAAGTAGAATCATCTAACTGGGAAGTATCAGAAGATGCCCAACAATCCTTACAAGACTTTAAAGAGTTTAGAGATAGATACTTCTTAACAGAACTAGGTGTACAGTTTGAGACAGCAGATTTTCACCATAATTGGATTACATCAATCAACAAAGCATTATCTAAAGGTGGACAACAAATGATACTTAGTCCTCCACGTCATGGTAAAACAGAACTTCTTATACATTTTGTTATTTGGCTTATCTGTAGAAATCCAAACATAAGAATATTATGGGTTGGTGGTAACGAAGACATATCTAGAAATGCTATATCTTCTGTTATGGACACGCTAGATGCTAACGAAAAACTTATAGAAGATTTCTGTGGACCAGGCGGTACATTTAAACCGTCATCAAGAACTGGTAAATCTTGGTCACAAAATGGATTTACTGTAGCTACTAGAACAGTATCAGGTATAAAGTCACCAACAATGGTTGGTATTGGACGTGGTGGTAAAATTCTATCACGAGACTGTGACATTATTATTGCTGATGACATTGAAGACTTCTCATCTACAATGCAACCTGCTTCAAGAAGAAACACTAAAAACTGGTGGACTACCACATTAGGTTCTAGAAAAGAGGAACATACAGCAATGGTGGTAATTGGCTCAAGACAACACCCTGATGATTTATATTCTGCTTTATTAGAAAACGAAGCGTGGGAGACAATAGTAGAAGAAGCACATGATTCAATGTGTACTACAGCAGAGTTTGAAGAAAAAGACCATATAGAATGTATGCTATGGGCTGATAAACGTACGTTTAAATGGCTTATGGATAGAAAACGTGATGCACAAACAACAGGTGGCTTAGCAAGATTTGAAATGGTATATCTAAATAAAGCACAAGCACAAGGCTTATCTTTATTTAATCCTGAAGTAATAAAATTATGTTATGACCCGAATTGGGATATAGGACAGATACCAGATGGTGCATACCTAGTTGCAGGATTAGACCCTGCTGCTACAGGTTATCAAGCTGGTTTTCTCTGGGCTGTTGAAGCTACTAACTCAGAAATTAAGTTAACTATGGTAGATATGGAGAATCATCAAGGTGGTGGTTTAGAAGAAGCTAGAGCTTTAATAAAGAAATGGTTTGAACAATACAACTGTTATCACTGGGTTATAGAAGAAAATGGTTTCCAAAAAGCTATTAGGCAAGATGAAAAGACTAGAGAGTACGCAAACTTACACGGTATAAAGTTAGAGGGACACGAAACACATAAGAATAAATGGGATGAAAGATTTGGTGTTACAGCACTAGCTCCTATGTTTCAAGAAAAGAATATTAAACTACCTTTTTCTAGTATTGACGCTCAAACTAAGAGTATTACCTATACCAAACAATTAAGTTATTTTGCTTCAAAAGGCAATAAAAACTCGTATAAAAGTGATATAGTTATGGCAAGTTGGTTTCCCATGAAAGTAATCAGGAACTTGCAGAAGTTAACCTACGCGGAAATAGGTTTAGACTACACTCCTAGTTATGAAGGATATAGTATGCTAGACTTAAACGATATACCATGGAGTTAAATTGACACCAGACCAGATTATAGACAGAGCTACGTTCTTAAAGAAGTCACACGATAATGCTTTAATTGATAGAGCGAGATTCCGTGCAATACTTAATGGTGGTGAAGATGGTATACGACAATTACTAGGTCCAGGAATGGATTCGTTAGACTCCGCAACGTTACCAGCTCCTAACTTAATGTTATCTGCATTAGATAGACTTGCACAAAAAATAGGTAAAGTGCCGTCATTAGATGTTTCTATTACCAATGCTAGAGATTCTCAAAGAAACAAAATCAAAAAAGATAAGTTAGAGAGAATTATTACATCTTACGATAAGATGCAAGGATTAAAAATGCAATTACCACAAGTAGCTAGATGGCTACCTGGTTATGGATTTGCAGTATGGGTTATCACTACTAAAACAGATGGTGAAGGAAATATCTATCCATATGCAGAACTTAGAAATCCTTACGATTGTTTCCCTGGATATATGGGTAATAACCAATCTCCAGACGAACTAGCCATAGTACAGAAAGTACCTATCAAGCAGTTGTTACAAATGTACCCAGAACTTAAAGCATGGTTTGAATCACAAAATGAAGAAGTAAGAGATTCGTACCTTAACATGGGTTCTGATACCTCTTGGGAAAACAATGCTGAAACAGGAGACGTAATACTTGAATACATGAATGTAGAAGGAACTTATGTTTTACATATGGCTTCTAGAAAAATTATAGACTTTGTACCTAACCCACTTAAATCTGGTCCATCTTTCGTTGTAGCTAAAAGATATTCTTTTGACAAGCTACAAGGACAGTTTGACCAAGTAGTAGGTTTGATGTCATCTATGGCTAAGATAAACATTTTGTCTGTTATAGCTATGGAAGACGCAGTCTTTACAGAAACAAACGTGGTTGGAGAAATAGAATCAGGACAGTACAGAAAAGGTAGAAACTCAATTAACTATTTGTCACCAGGTTCACAAGTTATAAAACCTGTTACTAACTTACCGTATCAGCTATTTGAAGCTGTAGGTAGATTAGAAAGACAATTACGTGTTGTTGCTGGGTATCCAGTTCAAGACGACTCTATATCACCCAACTCATTTGTAACTGGTAGAGGTCTGGAAGAACTGGAATCTGGCGTTGGTGCTATGGTCACTGAGTACCACACCATAATTGAACATGCTTTACAAGAAGTAGATAGCAAAAGATTAGAATTAGACGAAGCGTTATTTAGTAAACAAAGAAAACCTATAAGTGGTACATACAAAGGTGCATCATTCTCTGAAGAATATACTCCTGGTACTGACATAAATAAGAATTACACAACACAACGTAAGTTTGGAGCTATGGCTTCATTTGATGCCCCTAATAAAATAATTACTGGGCTACAACTTTTACAAGCAGGAATAATTGACAAGGAAACTTTCCAACAAGAGATGGACGGTTTAGAAAACCTTACTCAAATTAATGAACGCATAGTAAAAGAAAAGACAGAAGATATCTTATATCAGACTTTGTTACAGCAATCTCAATCAGGAGATAAAGCTGCAATGATGGCTGTTGTAGAGATATACAATAATCCAAAAGATATTGGTATTATTCTAGAGAAGTACTTTACAGCACAAGGTGAAGAACCTACTCCTGAAGAACAAGCTGTCTTACAACAACAGGGTGTACCACAACAATCAGGTCCACCAAATTTAGCAGCTTTGTTAGGAGGAGCAATTGGCGGATAACCCTACCAATTTAGAATTTGCAAAGATAGTAGCAGCGAACTACACCGTAGAAGAACAACCTATGTGGGAAATGACTTCAGAGGCTTTACAAGAAGAAGAGAGTCAAGATATTATTGATATCTTAACTGTTGCTTATATACCAAACTTAGGAAGAATAGATATACTTATTGTTCCAGAAAACTTTAAATACGGAGATGGATTTGGAGTTGATGATGGCGCGATTTAATCCTAAAACAAATAAAGCTGTATATGAATCAGAATCTTATGGACAAGGTGTAGAACTAGATAACTTGCAAGATAGTGCAGAAATGTTTAAAGAAGAGGTTGCTGAGACACAAGGTGTACCTAGAGTACAAGCTCCTGCAACACAAAACTTTTTAAACTCACAACAAGGTATTTATACACCTACAAATAGTCCTGGAGAAGATGTAGCTACAAGTCAATACAAAACAGCGAGTGGTTTACCACAGGTAGATGCAAATATGGCATTGAGGAGAATGTATCAGTTCATACAAAGTAAAGATATTATAGCTTTGATGGATGATGAATCAGCAGCACCAGAGGTAACTTAACATGGCATGGCAGTGGAACTTCTCTGCTCCTTGGGAAGATGGGCAAGATGAAGACTTTAGAAATGAGTCTTTAGCACAATCAGAACAACTTAATAATTTCTTTGCTAACAATCCAGCTATACCACAAAACATGGCTGAGATATCTAGAAGATTTGGTTACTTACCTAAAGACGTACAAGTAGCAGGTGCATTAAGTGGACTTACAGCTGACTCCCCAGAGTTTACAGCTATTGTTGAAAGATTTATGGAGAAAGAATCTTCATGGTGGGAATCAACAAAAGCAGCAACAAGAGGTGTAGTTAGGTCTGCAGTTGTTGGTATGGAGTCTGCATCACAGTTTGTTAAGAAGTATGGAACTGCAACCATGAAATATTATGGTAAAAGACAGATTAATCCTTTAGCAGCTTTCTCAGGTATAGGAACATTAATGCCTTTACTTGACCCAGAAGGTAGAGATGAAATAGCACAATCTTTTAAAGACCAAGGTCCTACTCTTGCAACTAGAGCTATAAATCAAATCCGTGAAGGTAAGCGAGTTAACTTAGGAGAGGGTTACTTTGGTAATTCTACAGTTGCAGAAGAAACAGATATATATAAAGAACTTGTTGGTAGAGGTGCTAACCCTGACCAAGTAAAACAAATCATTCAAGAGTATTACGGCACACCTATCTCACAACAAGAGATGTCATCTAGAGAAGGTAACTCAGGAACATACAGAGGTAGAAAAGGTGTAGTTAAACTATCTCCAGGTAGAGTTGCAGCAGTAGAAGTCTTTGAGCCAGGTACAAGAAGTTTCAATCTTATGTCAGGTATTATTGATGCAGCGTACACAGTGTTTACTGACCCAGCTAACTATGCAGGTATGGGATTTGCTAAAGCTGGTAAAGCAGCTAAGAGTTTTAATCAAACTGCAGCAAAAGCAGACGCAGGACTTTTAGATAAAGTTGTTAGAAAAACAGTTAAAGTACCTACAGCTAAACAATATTTCTTAGAAAGTAAAACAGGAGATGACATAGCTCAACTGTTTGCTGATGCTAAAACTTATGATGAAGTAGAGATACTTCTAGGTAGGCAAGGTAAGTTAGCTACAGAAAAATCTGCAGGTGGTGCAAGATTATATAAAAGATTAAGAGACACTAATGATAAAGACGCAATAAAGAATATTCTTATAAATGCTGTAGAAGACCCTTTGACTAATGTGTCCCAAAGATTAGACCCTAACTCATTGTTATTTAAAGGAAGTCTATCTAAAACAGCAGCTAAGTTTATGTACGGAGATAAACAAGCAGCAGTAGGTTTAAGAACAAATATGAAACTCAATGGTAGTAATAACATATTCAGTAGATTGTTTTCAGAGTTTCCAGCACCAAAGATTAATACTGATGATTTGAATGAAACATTTTTTCAACTAAAAGGATTTATGAAATTCGCAAAGGTTGATGATGATGTTGCAACTAAAGCATTAGACAGAGTAGCAGATGCTATGGAAGATGAAACTCTTAAACAACTAGAAGGTATGCCAGCATCATTACAAAAACTAAATATGATGTTAGATATCTATTCAGGAGAAACTGGTGTACTTAGGCACATACAAGAAAAATTTGGTGCATTAGGTTTGCCTAGAGAAGTTGTAAATCAAATAGGTAAGTTTACTGCAAGCATAGATGAAGCTAACAAATACTTTTATGGTACATATGGAGAAGAAGCATGGAACTTACAAAAACTTGACATTATGGACAAAGGTCTCAACTCTTTAGATAGCATAGAGTTCAATATGGCTGAGACTATAGATTTGCTTGACACCATACTTACAAACACAAGTTTTAAAAAGACTAAAACAATTAGAAAGTTTGAAGACCTAAAACAAGATTTCTTAGCAAATGCTGAATCAGCAGCAAGAGTACCTACTGACTTAGCAGAGGGACTGATACTACCATGAAAGATTATTACAGGTGGTGGTGCAGGTTCAGAACAAGAAGCATTAAAGATTGCAAAAGAATTAGATATAGAAACTGGTGGTACTGGTACTCCTGGTTTTAATCACGTTGCTGCAGAAGATGCAGGTAGATTTGATAAAGACGCTGGTAAGTTAAATGAATTTGGTTTAACTGATGACTCTGCAAGACAGGTTGACTTTATAGATAAACAAATAGAAGCAAAAGAAAAAGCAGCTATGTTTAAAAATAATTCAAAGGTTACTGCAAGAAAACTTCTTACTCAAATTAAAGAACAAAAGAAGGTTGCTGAATATAGAGTCACAGGTATAGACAAAGGTATTAAAAATGCACAGATAAGTCCTGTAGCTACAGAGGAACAAATTCTTGTAAAAATACGTAATGCTATAAATGTAGAAAATAGCTTACAAAAATTAAGAGTACAGTTACAAGGAAAAACTACAAGGGGAGTTACACAAGCAGGTAAAAGAATTAAAGAAACTTCTGTGCAATTACCTACAACACAAAAAGATATTGTTATTAATGAATTTAACTTTGATGCACAGACAAGAATCTTAAGATACGCTAGAGGTCTTAAAAGAGAAATAAGAAATGAAGATAATAAAATAATACAAAATTTAGATTATGAAGACTTTGACATGATTGGATATCAAAAAGAACTAAAAGCATTAGCTAAAGAACGTGATGCATTAAATAAGAAATTACAAAAACTAAATGCTAATGAGTCACAAAGACTCTCAGAGATTAATGATGATTCTGTTGTTAAACAGTTAGATAACTTACAAAAAGAAAAAGTAAAACTTCAGAATAATGATTATTCAACAAAACCTTTGCCTGGTAAATACTATGTTAATAGAGCTAAAAAGAATGTAGATGATGCAGATATGACTGTAGTAGTTTATAACAGTAAGTCAGCACCATTAGGTAAAGGGTCTATAGGTACAATTAACTATGCTACTAGCAGTAAGTGGTCATCTGGTAAACCTAGTCTTATACGTGGGTCTAATGTAAAAGGTAATAAACCTATAGTTGTTATTGATGCTGCAGAAGAATTAACATTTGCAGATATACAAAAAGTACAAGCTCTAATAAAGAAATATCCAATTGTAAACGTAGCAGGACCTAGAACATTTACAGATTCTGAAGCAATGAATCCTCTACTTAAAACATTGTTTGTGCAAAAAGAAGATGCGTTTGATACTAAATCTGGATTTAAAGTTTATAAAAATGCAAAGGTATCTCCTAACCAAGTACTTAATTACTTTGAAAACCTTACAGATGATGCAGAGTTTTTAGAAGAAGTAACAGGACAGCTTATGAAGAAAGCTAACTTCAATGAAGTAGAGGCTGTCGTAGGTAGACCTACAGCACATTTGATATCAGAGTATTTATCTTCAGGTTCTTTACCACTTCCAGATGCAAGATTATTTTTAAGAGTATATGCACCAGCTAGAGAGTTCTGGGCAAGATTAGTTCCAGGTGTTGTTAAACCAAGAAACGGTTCTATAAAAAAAGTATTAAGTAAAACACAATTAAGAAAAGCTCTAGAAAAAGTAGAATTAGATGCTAAGCAGTATCAAGTTGAAGGTCAAACTCATTCTGTTATTTCTACTTTATTAGGCAAAGAGTTAGAAAAATTAGGTTTCACAGATGCTGACCCACTTACTAGAAAACAATTAAATAATTTTGCAGAACAAATTGATTTTATAAATCTAGATGATTTTGAAGACTTTGTTATGGTAGACGCTGAATCAGGTATTGGTACTTTAGGAAATATAGATGAACTATTAAAAGGAATGGATGAGTTTTTAAATGTACCTATTGACGAAGTAAAAGGTGTTAAAGGAGCAAACATAGGAGACAATAGAGAATTTGTAGTAAGTGAGTTTGAAGAATTTTTATCTAAACCAGTAAAAGAGTTGTATGACTTACAAATGGCAGACGACAAAACAATATTTCAACATGCAAAACTTATGGTTAAAACATCTAGAAAAAAGTTTAAGTTAAGTAAAGACGAAGAAAGCGTTAGAGAGTTAACACAAGGTTGGTTATCTTTACTAGGAGATAGCTACATGAACAAAGCATGGAAGCCATTCATTCTTATTAGAGGTGCGTGGACTGCAAGAGTTGTTGGTGAAGAACAGATACGTATGTGGGCAGCAGACTTAGATAACGTATTTACACACCCTATATCAGCATTTGCTTGGATTATGGGTAAGAACAGAAAACAAGTATTGAATGAACTTGGTGATGTAGAGAATCTAAACATTGATGCACTTATAGCCAAAGGACAATTTGGTATTAGAGATAATGGTGTATTAGGACAAGCTCTTGAACATCAAGCCTCAATGTCTAAATCTCATGGAGGTATCTTAGATACAGATAAACTAAAGAGAACTTGGGCTATGAAACAAGTTAAGTATGGTGAAGATGGCTTTACTGGTTCTGCTGTATCTGAAATATATCAAATGGTTGATGACCCAATAGCACAGCAATTAGCAGCTATAAAAGGTGGTATAGATGACCCTGCATTTAGAGCTGGGTTACAAGATGTTAAAGATAGATTTTGGGAAGGTGACTTATCAGATTGGAGAAATGCTTTAGCGTATGGGTCTGATGAAGCTGGTAAGTATCAAAAGATTAAGATACTAAACGATAGACAGTGGGCAGATGATTACATAGATTCTGTATATGCAAGAGTTCATTATAAGACTGGTGGTGCTTACAAAGTATATGAGATATTACCTGATGGTACTAAAAGATTATTTGATGATGTTATTGGTCAGACTAGAACAAGAAAGTCTGCACAATCACGAATAGAGTTTGAGCTTACAGAAACTGGTAATAGTGAATTACTAGAACATATAGCTAAAGGTGCAGAATTAGATAGAGTTACACAGCAAGGTGGTAGACCTGTATATCTACAAATAGGTGATGAACAAATTACTTTTGGTAGAAATGGAACTATAGGAGATAAAAAGAAATATCAAGCATACTTAGGTAGATTAGATAATAAACAACAAATATATAAACCTCATCACACTATGAAGAAGTCTGTATACGATTTAGATGGAGAAAGAATTAACTCCTATGACGCTGCTATAGAAAGATTATTCTCTATAGTTATGTCAGCTCCTACAAATAGATTGTCACGTTCTCCTGCTTTTAGACAGTTCTACTGGAGATTCATAGAAGAGAACATGGCTTATTTTGATGATGGATTAAGAAAACAAATTAAGAAACAAGCACAACGTTCTAAGTTAGATAAATCTTTTATGAAGAAGCTAGAAAAAACAGGTAAGGTTACTGCTGATGAAGGTAAGTTACTTAACCTAGATAGCTTAGATGAATTAGACAATGTAGCAAAAGCCTATGCAATGACAGAGACTAAAGGGTTATTGTATGACTTAAACAAAAGACATGTTGTATCTGACATGTTAAGACTAGCTTTCCCATTCGCAGAAGTTTACATAGAGATACTAGGAACTTGGTCAAGATTATTAAACAAAAAGAAATTCCTTATGACACGTAAAATGTCACGAGGTATAGAAGGTGGTAGAAAATTAAGTTTAGATGATGATGACGAAGGATTCTTTCATACAGATGATATGACAGGAGAAGAGATGTTCTTCTTTCCTGGTTCTGAGATGCTATCAAATTACATGTTTGATGGAAACAAAGACTCTAGAACTGTTACTAATCCAGTCACAGGAGAAGTTATAGAAGCACCAGATGCAAAAGTAAATCTCAAAGGTTATGTATCTTCATTGAACATGATTGCTGGTAACCCTGCACCAGGTCTAGGACCATTGGTAGGAATACCTGCAGGTAAGTTATTACCTAAGACTGATTTAATAGATAAAGTATTCTTTCCCTATGGTAGAGAAGAAGATAGTCCTTTAAATCCTTATACATTTGCAGATGCTTTAGTACCTTCATGGCTTAAGAAAGCATTGTCTATAGGTTCTAACAATACAGAACTTAATAGAACATACGCTAATACTTACAAAGATGTAATTAAAATGTTTGTTACTACAGGATTATATGATGACAGTACACCAGCTAAAGCAAAAATAGCTATGGAGAAAGCTGAAAGCACAGCTACTACTCTAACTTTAATTAGGTCATTGATACAGTTTGCAGCTCCAACAGGTGCTGTAATCCGTTATGAAGTAGAAGTTGCACCAGGTGGAGCTATACATATAGACCCTGCTAAAACAAAAGATGAAGACCCTAAACATCATTTCTATGGAATATCAGTATTGTCAGACGCTTATTACAGAATATTAGCTAAATACAGAGGAGACCAGATTAAAGCTACCACTGAATTTGTTAATCAATTTGGTTTAGACCCTACTGCATTGTTAGTTTCTAAGTCTAAAGAAATAAAGAAGAGAAGCTATACAGATGAAGGAACTAGATTCTATCAAGATAATGAAGAGTTTATGGACACATATCCAGATGTAGGTTACTTCTTATTCCCAGATAACCCATTAGATGAGTTTAACTTTGTTGCTTGGGCAGATTCTTTTGCAGAAAGAGATAGAGTTGATTTATCAGAAGATGAATATATTACTGCAGTCAGACAATCACAAGGTAGATTAGCCTATGAATACCAAAGAAGATTGTTATTTGATTCAGGTATACACAATAACCTTAGTGGAGAGAGAAAGTATCAGATACTTACTGAACTTAGAAATGCATTAAGAGTTGAATATCCAGGTTACGGAACAGTATCTACTGCTGCAAAGAGCATAGATTCAGATGCTAAGTTACGTCAACTAGAATACATGATTGAAAATGAAGGCAATCAAACTATAAACCTACCCAATGGTGAAACTACTTTGTTAAAAGATTTACCAACCATGCAAGGTTTATCTGTATACTTAGAAGAGCGAAATAAGATTCTATCTATAATTAAACAAAAAGACGGAATACGTGCAACTTTAAGAAGAGATGAGTATTCTTATTTTAGGAATAGTCTTAGACAACTAGCACAACAGTTGTTCTCAGAGTATCCAGACTTTTACTATGTCTATGATGACATACTAAGATATGAAGTAGAAGAAGAATTTAGTGATGTATTTACATCAGGCGAGGGATATTAATGGCAAAAGAAAAAGGTTTTTTTGAAAGACTAGGTATAGCTTGGGCAAGTAGAAGCGAACAATCAGATGTACAAATGCTTATAGCTGCACCAGAAGCACAGCTTGGTTATAACCTTGGTCTTAAATTACACGAATTTTTATCTAACTTACCTGATGAATTAAGAATGGAAGCACTAAATGCTTATCCAACTACACCAGAAGCACAGATAGGATTTGCATTAGGAGAAGGTTTAGCTAATAGTATTAGTGATTTTAAACGTGGTGTTAGTTCTGTAGATACTAGAACTCCTGATGAGATAGATACTCAAAGAGAAACAGAGACACCAGTATCTGCAGCAGAAGAATCTATTATCGCTTATACAAATAACATAGTTCAACAAGTAGCAGAAACATCTAGGCGTAGAGTACAAGGGGAAATTAAACCTAAAACTGTAGAAGAGTTAAGAGCAGAAGCCTTTGGAGAATATCAATCTACAGGTAATACCGATAAGTTATTACAAAACCTTGCATCAATAGATTCAGCAGAAGATTTAAGTAGGCAAATAAATAACGCAGAGTATGCTTATGAACAAGCATTCTTTTTCGGTAATGAAGTTGGTTACTACGGTATAGACTCAGCAAATGCAGTAGAAGACTTAAGAGCTTCTTCTGGTAATGAGAACTTAGTACCTCTATATAACATAGGATTAGAAGAAACGTTTCTACAAAACATACCTTCTGATAGAGTTATAGATTATCAATTAGCTTTAGTACAGTCAGGATTTTTAGACCCAGGTACATTTACATCAGGAGAATATGATACAGCAACTAAAGAAGCAGTTAAAGCATCCTTTAGTTACATGAATCCTAAAGCACAGTTTGGAATAGACTCTAATGATTTACAAGAAATAGCACTAGCTTCAGGTGGAAACAACACAGCTTTCTTAGGTTTTATAAGAGACTTTTACTTAGATGGATTAGATGACATTGGCTTTTCAGATGTAGATACTATGAATCAAGGTCCAAGTATTATCGTCATGCCTAGTCCTGATAACTTAAAACAACAGATAGATACTGCTGTAACAACCATAGCTGGTGTAACACCTAATGATACCTTGTATTATGGTGTACAGGAATGGGCTTCAGGAAAAATAAGAGAGTTAACACAAAGTTATCAACAGGGTCAACGTAAATATAGAAATCAAACACGTATGGCACAAGAAGATGCTTTGAGAAGAAAGAAGTTTGGCTTACCTGAAAAGACATATGAGATAGACGCTCCAATGACAGAAGAGGGAATAAGTTCAGCATTCAATTATGAATTACAAAATTATGTCAAGTCACAGTATGGAGATTTAATAGATGCAGGTCAAGAAGAAAATGCTTATCGTAAGGGTATAGCTTCTGTAATAGCAGCATTTAGTAAGAGATAATGGAAGACCAGCAAATACCTTGGGAAGAGTGGGCAAGATTACTCGTTGAAGTTGCAGTTGAACTTAAAGAATCTGGTATGGAATTAAAAGAAGACCCTTCTGAAGATGTACAAGCATTAAGAAATATAATTGCTATTTCTGCAGCAGAGTGGAGAAAAGGTGATGACGTTAATCTTGATGGACCTAGTATGGGTAAAGCATTAGGAGATGAAGAGTCTTATTCGCCAGTACAAGTTTTTATGCCTGTATGGGGTAAAGATACTACAGCTTCTGGAGATGTAACTCTTATAAATAGTCCTTATGTCCCAGAGTTTAAAGACATTAAAAAAAATAAGTTAATTGAATTACTTTCTACAGATACAAAACTCGCAGCTAAAGCAGCTGTAATTCTTATGCAAAACAATAGAGGATATGATATATGGTCAACCTGGTCTATTGTAAATAAAGAACCTGCATACTTTGAGTTTTCAAAAGATTTTACTATTCCTAAAAAAACAGAAGTACCTTCGGATGCTGTAGACGTAAATAGAATATATACACCAGGCTATGAACCAGGTACAGGCAGACCTCTTGATGATGGTAAAACTATACCTTTTACAGAAGATGTAAGTACTGCAAGAGAATCAACTCTAAGAAAGAAACAAGGTAAATACCTTGCTAGAATAAAATTTAACAATCTATTAAGTCAATTTGGAGAGGAAGTAGATGTCGACAAGTAATATAACTTTAGATGATGGTTCAACGGTAGAACAAACATTAGGTTCTGAAGAAGAGAATTATACTCCTACGTACAATAATTATACTGGTCATTCACAAAAGCCTACTCCTGAACAAGTTTATTATGATGGTAATTTTTACTATTGGTTATGGGATATCTCTGGAAACTTAGATGAAGCAGACGGTACAAGTTGGTTAGCTTACAGAGCAGGTACTAGATATAACCCTAATGGTTTTAATGACACACCTAGTGGAGAGAATAGAACTGGTCCACAAGCAGTAACAACAGCACCAGGCAACTTAGTTGGAGATGACATCTTAGATATAAAACAGATATCAAGCTCTTATAACTTGCTTGATGGTTGGAATCCTGGAGAACAGTTTGAAGACAGAATAGCTATGTATGAAGACGTAGCACCATTCTTTTTTGAATCTGTTGTCGATGAACAGGGTAATGTTGAATATCCAGGAATGTCACTACTCTTTGATTCAGTAGTAAGTGGAGTTCCTATTGATGAAACTGACCCTAGATTAATTGCACTCAAAGCTCCTTACACAAATGAAAAGATACAATATTTAAACGCTTTAGGAAAATCAGGTTACACAATATCAGGCAAACCAAATCAAAAGTTATTAGCTTTGAAGGTTACACGAGCTGGACAACTAGACAGTGCATTAGCTAGTCTAGGTTTGAATCCTAATAAATATAAAGTAGATAATTCAGATACTTATGAGGGGTTATTAAATATAGCTGTACAGGGAGACATATCTGCTGGGTTACTTAAAAACTTTATTGGTTATGTTGAAAACCTAGATGGCTATGCAATAGGTTCTGAAGATACCTTAGCACCGTTGTTTAACAATGTTGCAGATAAACTTAATGTTGATAGTTCAGGATTAGATTTATCAGACTATATCTTTAACAATAAAGCACAGGCAAAGGGAACAGAGATTCTCGGTGCAGGTGTATACAATGGATTAGCTGAAAGTGAAAAGAGAACTATAGCTACGCTGTATGCAACTGAAGGTGAAGAGAGTGTTAAAGAGTATCTACAAACTATATTTGATAACAACCCTTACTTTGAAAAGTATGCAGGTAAAGGTCTTAACTATGGAAAGATAGTTGGTCCATACCTTAAACTATACGCATCTATATACGGAGATAATCCTGATGAAACTAGCACAGAGTTCTTAGAAGAACTTAATAATGGTTTTCAAGATGCTGGTAAAAACTTTAGACAAAAAGCATACAATAGTAACAATGAGTTCTTTGCTTACAACTTAGCAAGTGAGATGAACAAGTCCATGGGTGGACCAGTAGTTAGGAGCATATAATGGTTAAGATGTACCGTAAAGACCTTGAAGGTTTTTATGATGTAACCGAAGCAGAAGCAAAAAAATTAGAAAAATCTGGTTACCAACGTACACCACAGATACAAGATTTTGGTGGCGGTGGAGAAATAACAGACTCTACTCCTATTAAAGAAGAAGACCTATCTCCTTATAGCAGAGAACAAGCCAAAGTATTATTGCCATACATCACAAAGTTAGACCCAGTACGTGGAGAGAAACTAATAGATTCTTATACACAAGGTTTTATTGATACAGGTAAAGCAGAGTTTGCCCTAGCAAATATGCGTTCAACAGTTGAATACAGCGAAATGTTTGAAGGTATTAAAAGAGCTGATGGAAGTTTAAGAATGACAGAAGCACAGTACTTACAGAATAAAGAAGCTGTTGCTATTCATTTACAAGAGTATGACTTAGGTGGATATGCAAAAGAAAACTTAGATGTAATATTTCCTAAATTATTAGCTAACAATGTTAGTCCTGATGAGTTAAGAAATAGAGTTAAAGCAGTATCAGATACTATAACTTCATTACCTGAAGAACAGAAAGCACAAGTTCTTGGACAATACTCACAGTATTACTCTGATGAATTAGGAGAGACTGTAGATATGAGTGAATCAGCTTTAGTTGCTATTGCTATAGACCCTGAAGTTAATGCACAAATACTTTCTAAAAGATTAAACGTATCACAGATAAGTGCAACGTTTGAAAGAGTTAGTGGAGAAGAAATAGATTATAACGCAGTACAAAGACTTGTTAGTGGAGGTATCACTTCACAAAGAGCAGCTAGTGAGTTTGAAACAGCTACTGCTAGAGCTATGACTGCTTCAAGATTAGCTAGAAGATTCGGTAGAGCTAAGACAGAATACTCAGCATTAGAGTTTGCAGAGATGGGTGCAGCACCTGATACACAATTTGCAGAACAAGTTTCAACACTAGCAGCACAAGCAGAGTCTGAAAGTGCTGTACAGATAGGTGCAAAGAAAACTCAACAAGGTGCAGTAAGTGGCTTGACAGAGGCATAAATCTGCTATACTAATTGTAGTGCCTGGCAGGAATCGGCACTTAAAAGATAGGGCTGCATTTCGATAGCACTACCAAGGTGTGTTGTCTGTATTTTTAAACCCTTGTGAAATCCCTTTAATTACCTAGCGATTATGTTATGGGATTATTTATATGCTAGAGAAAAGATGGAGATAAAAATGGAAGATATAAACAACTTAGACCAAGCAGCTACAGAACAAGCTGAAGATTCTAATGATAATATAAAGCAACTTAGGGATGAGTTTAAAAAACTCAAAGCTGAGAACAAAGCATTCAAGGCTCAGGCTATGGGTAGCGCTTTAGAGTCATTAGGACTAGAACCTGAAAAAGGTATTGGTAAAGCTGTAACTAAATTATATGAGGGCGAGATGGATGTAACATCTATCAAAGACTTTGTACAAAATGAGTTTGGTGATGCTATTAATGCTGAACCAGCAGCAGTACCTCAACAAGCAGGTAATGTAGTAGAAGCTCAATCGCGTGTAGAGCAGCTAAATAAACTTGGTGTAAATGCTGAGCCTACAGACGTAGGTCAAGAATTTATAAATTTTGTTAGAAATTCCAACACAAAACCAGGAGATTCTATCAATGCAAAATTGCGTATGATGGAAACTCTTAAACAACAAGATAAAAAATAATTTATAGGAGAAGATAAAAATGGCAGACATATCGTTAACAAACAGTACGATTTATGCACAAAATATTAATAACTTCGCTGGTGAATTGTTCAAAGTCGGTGGTCAAAGAACACCTTTATTATCCGCAGCTGGTGGATTAAACGGTGGTAAGACATTAAACTCTACATTTTGGCAAGTCCAAGTAGAAGATAATGCTACCGTTTCATCTGAACCAACTAAAGGACAAGAAGGTGCAGCACCTACAGAATACCTTGGAAGAGACAGAGCTGCATACACATATGTAACTCAGATTTTTCATAAAGGTGTACAAATGACCTATACCGCTTTGGCATCTACCCAAAATCAAAACCCATTTGATTTATCAGCAAACGCTGCGAACTCTTCAGACGGAGACGGAACAACAACAGCTGGTGACAAATTGGCTTTATTTGGTGGTAGCCCAGTGGCAGACGAATTTGCTTTCCAGATGGAAAAAGCAATGGAAAAAGTAGCAAGAGAAGTTGAGTGGTTTGCATTCAATGGTTCTTTCTCAGATGGTGCTAACGTAACACCTGGGTCAGGAACAAGAGAAATGTACGGTCTTGATGTATGGATTACCATAGGCAAGAACGCTAACAACGCTGCTGCAGTTAACCCATTAGGTGGTAACTGTTTCTACAATGACGCTTCAGGTGACGGAACTGGTTCAAGTCAAGTCATCTCTTTCGCAACTATATCAGGTGCGTTAAAGAGAATGTATGACAACCATGCTCCAATGTCGCAACCTGTACTATGCGTTAGTCCAAAGCAATTACTAGACCTTAACAACGAGCTTGTTAAAGGTACAGTTGATATAGCAGGAGCAATCATTCCTAGAGATAGAAATGTTGCTGGTATAGATATTGATACAGTCATTACACCATTCGGTTCAATCGGATTGATGGTTATTGACCCAGATATCATGCCAACAGGCACTGCTTTCATCTTAGACTTAGCTTACATACAACCAGTATTCACAAATATCCCAGGATATGGAACTGTGTTCGTACGTGACATTGACCAAGATGCAAACGCTAGAATTGGTAAAGCAATTTATATGGAGATGGGATTCGAGTTCGGACCTCCTTCATACCATTGTAAAATTCAATCAGTAGCTTAAATAATAATTGAAGATTAGGGTGGAACTCCACCTCCGCCCTTATCTTCTGCTATAGTAAGGAAGATATGATTAAATCAAAAACAGCTTTAATAGATATATCTGCAGACAATAACAACTCTTTAGGAGTACAAACTGAAGGTATGTTGCTTTGTGGCATTCAATTCCCTGCAGCCATGACAGGTTCTAATATTACATTTGACTTTGCAATGGATAACAGCACATGGGTAGATGTAACAGAAACAGATGGTACTGCAGTTACATACGTAGTAACAGCAGGAGACATGGTAAGAGTAGACCCTAGTGGTTGGGCTTTTGCTAGTAATGGCTACATAAGAGTTACATCCGATGGAAACGAAGCAGCAGATAGAAGTTTAACATTACACTTTAGACATAGTTAGGAGAACCAATGGCTAATATTGGTAATCTAGTAGATAGAACCTATAGAGAGTATCTAGAACCTATGGATGATGTTGTTAGCTATACAACGCTATCAACGTCTATGAATGATTCAGTAACATCTGTTGTATTCAATGGAGACTTATTATCTGTAGAAGAAGAAGATGCTTTAGACGCAGGTGCAATAATAGAAATAGGTCAAGAACTTTTAATATGTACTGACCTCAATGCTGTAACTAATACAATTACAGTTACTAGAGCAGCTAGAGGAACTACTGCAACTAGTCATACATCAGGAGACTTAATAAAAATAGCTCCACCGTTCCCACGTAAGAATGTATTTGATGCTGTATGTGACCAGATTAAAAACTTATACCCAACTTTATTTGCTACAGAAACATTAGAAGTTGTTGTTGGAGATGGATTTACTTTACTAGGTTCTTACTCAGCTCCAGGAACTAATAACTATTTAGTAGCACCTATAAAATCTATATCACAGTACACAGACTTTGCTGCTAATTCAGATTCAACAAATGTTGTATTTAGAGGAGTAGCTGTTGAATTAATAGACTTACCTAATCCATTTGTATACAATGATTCTGATGGAGTAGAGAGAACAATAACGTATACAACAGGTCCTGACGTAGTACACGCATTACAATTTGCAGGTATAGCATCAGGTCATACTGCATATGTAACATTTAAAAAGAAATTTATTGACCCGACTGCAGAAACAGACACTCTTGCAACAGTAGGATTAGAAGATGAATATGAACCTATTATCATGGCTGGTGTCGCTGCACATATGCTTAGTGGTAGGGATATTCCTACTGCAACAACTGATTACATAACTGACCAACTTTCTACATCAAGTTTCCCAGTTGATTCAGCAACAAGAATAAGAAACTCTTTATTGAGTTATCAGAGAGCTTTAATACAACAAGCTAGAAAAGACTTAAGAGCCAGGTATCCAGAACCAGTTTCAATAAACAATATAGTGTACTAATGCCTAGAGTAGCTACAACTATAAACACTTCTAACCCAAAGCGTTATGGGTATGATGTAAGAATTGATGATATATTACTTCGTTCTGCTGCTGGTCCAGGTAGAGAAATGCAGATACAATCATCAGATGTACAAGAACAAGGTATCAATGTAAGACAAAATGCAGAGGACTTTACTTCTAACTTAGGTCGTATCTATTCTAGAAATAATTTTACAGGTGGACAAGGATTAGACACAGCACATAGAGCTAGTGGTACACCTAAAGATACAACAAGATTTTGGGATAGCAAAGGTGTAGATGTATTTCATGGAGATGATGAAACTTCTTATCACACACACTTGTTATTTACCACAGCAGACAAAAATATAAACTTTTCTGCTAGTAATAACTACATAGCACAAACAACTAATGGTGACTTGTATGTTACAGATGCTACAGCAATTAAAAAATCTACAAACAATGGTAATACTTGGAGTACAGTTACCACAGGACTTACTATAAATTACAACTTTACTGGTATAGCTTCAGTAGGAGATATGATATTTGCTACTACAGCTAATGGAACAACGCACTCAGAACTTATTAAGTTTGATGGTGCATCTACTTGGTCAGAAGAATCAACAGCACAATCTTCATCAGGAGGTTTGAATGGTATTTGGTTTTCAAAAGGACAATTAGTATTTAGTGGAGATGATGGTTCAGTAGAGAGAGTATGGGCAATAAGTCCATTTAATAAAAGTTGGTCAGGTTCTGACCTAGCAGATGGAGATGCAATCATAACTTTCGAGGATTCACACCATGTATCACAAGTTGTGGATGCAGGTGCAGTAGTCTTAGTTGCTTCTACTAATGGAGATATATATTCACTTAAAGATATAGCAGGAACTTTTACTCTTAAAGGACAAACAAACATACCCTTTGAAGAAGTACACTCTATAGCTGCAGCAGAAGGCATTGTATTTTTTGGTACAAAAGAAATGTCTAGAGATGTAGGTAGATTCTATCGTGCAGACTTAACAGTTGCAGATGACTTATATGTACTAGCTAACAGACAGTTAGTAAAAGAATGGGTTATATCAGGAGTAGATACAACACCTAAGTTTATGTTTGTTACAAGAGATAGTGTTTATTGTGGAATAAAAGAAAGCGGTAGTGAGAGTTACTTGTGGAGATATTACTTACCTACTGCAGGATTCGCTAGAGATTTAGAGATGGGAGCATCAGGTCTTATTACAGGTATAACCAATTCAAGTGGTAAATTTGTTATAGCTGTAGCAGGACAAGATATATTTTTAGAAACATCTACATACGAAACCGAAGGTTATCTTATAATGTCAGCAGCAGATTTCTTTACAGCAGAAAGTAAACAGTTTGTTGGTGCAGAAATATCTACCTTTTCGTTACCTAACAATACATCAGTAGAGCTTTATTACTCTACTAAGTTTGAAGCATTAGACAATCCTACAGATGGTTCATTCCAATTAGCATTGGACCAAGCTGCAGGTTTTGGAGATACAGAAAAACAAATAGCAGAAGTATCAAGGTACATAGTTGGTAAAGTAATACTTAAATCAGAAGCAGGTGTAGATACACCTAAGCTAAAGTCAGTACAGTTTCGTGCATTGGCTAGACCTGAATTAGTAGTAGCACAGATACCTATAAACATATCTGATAGGGTAGAAAGACCTGGAAGAAAACCTGTAAAGGTTAAAGGTTTAGGAGATACACTGTATTCAGCGTTGCGTTCTAAAGAAGGTGACTCTGTAACACTAGAATTATTTGACCCTGCAGAAATTATAAGAGGTGTGGTAGAGAGAATTAGTTATCCAATTAATTCTAATGTTGAAAGAGGAAGCGTAACACAGTATGCTATAATTACTGTGCGTGGAACTAGACAACCTACTATCACAGATGTGACAAGTACTGAAGTGTTTGGTATTAACGCATTAGGATTAATGAGATTTGGAGCTTAATTGACAGCACAAGAAGTAAAATTTAGTAACTTTTATGAGAGTACTTTAAATGGTATTCTTGCATCAGGAGCAACATCAGCAACACTTACAGCAGCACCTACATCAGATGGTACATCCGCTATTGCTGCACCTTATTACATTGTTATAGACCCTGACAATGCTTCTAACAGAGAAGTAGTTTTAGTTACTGCAGCATCAACAACAACTCTTTCTACTATCACTAGAGATGTAGAAGGTAGACATACAACTGACCCAACACATACATCAGGAACAGTAGTTCGTATGGCAGTTGTCAAAGAAATGTTTGAAGATTTACATGACAGGATTGATGCAGGACCAACATTAGGTTCAGGAACATCAGGAAATTATGTTGCAGATGTAACTTCAGGAAATGGTTTAACAAAAACATCTAGTGCAGGTGAAGGACAAACTGTAGATTTAGCAGTAGACATTACTGGTGCTACTGATGGTACAGGTATTGTAGTAGATGGAGCTAACGATTTAGTTTTGTTATATGATGCTGATGCAACTGCAGTTAAAAAAGTTAAGACAAGTCAAATAGCTGAACCTGCAGATGTACACCCATTTCTAGTTATGGGAGGATAGCATGGGTATGTTACTTATGCTTAAAGAAGGTGGCAGTCTAGGAATAGACACAATTGGAAATAAGCCAATAGATGAAGATATAGATTTACTACCTGATACTGGCGGTGGCGGTATTCAAATTGATAGACAGTTAATGTTATGGTCTGATAGTGGACACGCATTACAATATCTTGATGTAGATACCTTGCTTTTGGTTGGTGCGTAGTATACTATAGAATATATTTAGGAGAATAAAATATGGCAAACGCTTACAAAATATTAGGACAAATAGCAGATGCATCTGCAAATGATGTTGCACTCTATTTAGTTCCTTCAAGCACAGAAGCAATAGTATCAACTATTATTGTTACTAATAGAGAAGCAGCAGCTAACACATTCAGAATTGCTACTAAGTCAGATAACTCTGGAGTAGCTAATACTGATTATGTAGCTTATGACACATCTATTGCAGCTAATGATACTATTACATTAACACTTGGTATTACACTACAAACAGGTGCAGAAATATCTGTTGGTGCTTCTGATGCAAATGTAACTTTTCAAGCCTATGGCACAGAAATTACATAAGGATTTTAAATGAGTATTAAATCAATTAAGTATTCAAGTTTAGAAAACTCTATCGCTGATAGTCAGGTTAAAAAAGTTCCTGTTAAATATCTAATTATTGCAGGTGGCGGAAGTGGTAATAGAGGTGGTAATAACTTTGGAGGTAACCAAGGCACTGGTGGTGGTGGTGCAGGTGGATATTTAAGCTCTATGCCTGGAGAACTTTCAGGTACAAGTACAGCCGCAGGTGACCCACACCAAATAACACTTGGAGAAGATTACAAAGTAGATATTGGTGCAGGTTCTACAAATACTTATGGTGATTTTAGTGGACAAGGAACATCTACTTTCGATAGTATTGTTGCTGTTCCTGGTGGCGGTGGAGGTTCTATAGGATTTACTCATAGTTTTTTTGCAGGTGGCTCTGGGGGTTCTGCAGGTGGTGGAGGAAACTCTTTCACTAACAGCAGACATTATCCTGGACAAGGTGGTAGACCTGGAAATGTAAATCTAGGTTCAGGTGGTGGTGGTGCTGCTGACACTGTAGATACAAGCAATAGAAATGGACAACCAGGTTTATCATCATCTATTACTGGCTCTGCTGTTACAAGAGCAGGTGGTGGTGCAGGTTCTAGGGCAAACACAAATACTGGAAATACAGGCGGAACAGGTGGTGGCGGTGGAAATGGTGCTTCAACTAGTGCTTCAGGAACAGCTGGTACTGTTAACACAGGCAGTGGTGGTGGTGCAGGTGGTAATGGAAATAGTAATAACAACAGAGGTGCAGGTGGACTAGGTGGTTCAGGTGTTGTTATATTAAGGTATTCTAAAAAACATACAATCACAGTAAGTGCAGGTTTAACTGCAGGTTCAGAAACAGTTGATGGTGCTGAAAAATATATAGAGATTACAGCAGGTACTGGAACTGTGAGTTGGTCATAATGGCATATTATGCTTTACTAGATGAAAATAACATTGTAACAAAAGTTGTTACTGGCAATGATGAAAATGACCCTAGACTTCCTAGTGAGTTTTCTAGTTGGGAAGAGTTCTATAAAGATGCACATGGTGCTATAGATTGCAAAAGAACTTCTTACAATACACATGCAGGCGAACATAAATTAGGTGGTACACCTTTTAGAAAACAAGTTGCTGAAGAGGGAGCAGAATACTCACCTGATGTTGATGCTTTTAAACCTCCTAAACCTTTCGAGATGCCTGACAGTACATTTAATACAGATAATTGGAAATGGGAAGACCCCGAATAAATTAAAAAAAGGTGGAATATGAGAAAAAATAAAGTACGATTCGTTGCTAAACATGCTGAAATGCTTGATTTAGATTATACACTTCCTCAACCTGCAGAAAATTTTATGCCTGATTGGTTTAATAAAGTACCGCCTTTTGTAGTAGAACAAAATACAACCTTATTAAGAAGAGGAACAACAAAATCTTGTCCGAGTTTTTCAGAGACATTTAAAGAAGGTTTTATAATACCTGCACCATGCGATATTTGGTTAAAAGTAGATGAGAATGGTAGTTGGGCATGGCAAACTGGTAATAAACATGTTGACTGCGAAATTCACTCTAATGACATTATGGTAGATTACTTACCTAAAAGTAGTAATGTAAGACAAGTCTTTAAACTAATGCTTCCTTTTACAATACACACCTCTAAAAATATTTGGATAAGACAAGTTCCTATGTTTTGGAATTATAATACTGATTTCCATATATCTTATGGACAGTTCAATACAAATAAAATACATCAAGTTAATTTACAAATACACTATACATCTGATAAAGATGAAATAATAATTAAACAAGGAACACCATTAGGACAATATGTCCCATTTAGAAAAGAAAAATTTGATATAAAAGTAGTTAAACAAAATAATAAATACAAATCTGCAGAAGCTAAATACATTTATGCTGCTACAAGTAAATTTAAAGGAGGATATTATCACAACCTTAGAGATTAATATATACCCTGTAGATGAACATAGTGAAACATTATTAGAACTATATCCAATAAAACCTGCTAATCAAGTATTGCCTGAATGGTATAAGAAACAAAAGATAAGTAAAAGAGGTTCACTCGAATACTCTAATTTAGATTCTTCAAGTATGAAAAAAGCTAAACAATGTCCTGCTATACAAGATATAGTTTCAGAAGGATTTATAATACCTTCATGGCAAGATGTTTACTTTATTAAACAAGGCAATCATATTTCTTGGCGTGTATATGCTGACCAAAGCCAAGAAGCAACAAGTATTGGAGTTCAAGGTGTAGACCAGTTAACTGATATGCCGACTAATCATTTACATAATTATGGAATTTTAAAATTTATTTGTCCATATTTTTTTTCTACACCTCCTGGTTATGGAATATATTTTGCTGACCCTTTTTATCACTTTAGAAAAGATGTAAAAATATTACCTGGTAAAGTTGAAACTGACATATGGCATGAAGTAAACTTTCCATTTGAATTTTATAAACCATTTGAAGAATGGGAAGATGGTGAAACATTATTTATAAAAGCAGGTGACCCACTGGTGCAAATATCGTTATATGATAAAAACTTAAATAAAGGTACATTAAATCTAAATCCTGTAGATGAAAATTTCTTAAAACAACAAAAAAGAAATACAGTATTATCTTCTACTATTAGTCAAAGTTTTCCTGCATATAAAGTTATAAAAGATAATGAAGTATAAATTAATAGAAAATGTTTTAGAGCAAGATAAATTTAAAAAGTTAAGTGACACATTTAATGGTAGTTATCTTCCTTGGTTTTACAATGATAGTTCAAATTGGGGAGAAGATAATAATTTTATGTTAACCCATTACATTTACAGAGAAGATGGAGAAGGTGTAGCTTCTGAATTATTTAACGATATATTACCTATCGTTTTGAAAGCAAGTATTTTATCAGACAAATTTAATTTATTAAGAATCAAAGCAAACTTATATACTAAACAAGAAGAGAATGTATATCACTCTGCACATACAGATTTTCCTGAATTAAATACATATACTACTGCTGTGTACAATTTTACTACCTGTAATGGTGGAACTGTTTTGTTTATTGATGATAAAGAAATAGTCATACCATCTGTTGAAAATAGTTTACTAATATTTGATGGCAATATTACACATCAAGGTTTTACACAAACAGATAAAAACAATAGAGTTCTTCTTAACATGGATTTTTTATGATATAATCCAAGAATGGATTTTATAATTGGATTATTGCTAGGTTATTTTTTAAAAGAAATTAGTTCTTATCTTAAAAGAATAAGTAAATACGACCTAGATAGTAACACAGATAAGGAATGGGATTTCCTATCTAGAGATGATTTACCATAAATGTCAAACAACAATGGCTATACTCAAAAAGAACTTCTTAATATGGTTATTGAACGACTAGATAAAATAGAAGATAAGTTAGATTCTAAGTTAGATAAACAAGAATTTTATAAAGTATTAACACTAATTGTTGCAATAGGTGGAGTTGTTGCAGCACTTGTAATGTAAGGAGAATCATGCCTAAAGATAACAATGGTGGCTGTTGCGGTGGTGGATGTTGTGGCACTTTTTAGGAAGTGTTACTTAGACTTTGCCTAGCTTTATTTTTATTAATACCTACCCCTGTATTCGCAGAAGAAGTACCTGGTGAAGTTACAGTTAATGAAGCGTTTGAAGATGATACATACGAAACAGGTTTAACTATTAGTGGTGGTAATACTGCTGCATCTATTTACTGTAATGAACAAGGAAGATATGGAACTACAGGTTGTTCACTAGCTTTAGAAAGTGGTACTTAT